TGACCAGATCCCCCCGTCACAAATTTCAGTCCGACCTTGAAGACCAGCAGGTGCTATCGGTGCCGCCGGCGACTGCCGGTCGAAGCGTTCACGCGTGACAAAGGGAAGGCCTCGGGGCGCGCGTCGATCTGCCGTGAGTGCGATGCGGCGAAGGGTCGTGAGTATTACGCGGCGAACCGCGAGCGCATCATCGCGAGGGTCTCGTCGAAGCCGAAACTCCCGAAATTTTGCGAGGACTGTGGCCGTCCGACGGTGACCCGGAGGCACACCTACTGCGAAGACTGCAGCGAGCATCATCGCCGCTTTTGGAACTCGATCTCTCACCCCTCGGGTCGGAAGGACGGGTACGGAGCTCCGCATCGACGCGAGCGACTGCGTTGGGTACCACTCGTTGCGGCCGGCGACGTTCGCTGCGCTCGAGGTGCAGATTGCTACTACGCCGAGGGTGGCCTGGGCGGTCTGATTGATCCGCGAGAACCGTGGGATCTCGGGCACGTCGACGACGATCGGTCGATCTACTCGGGGCCTGAACACCGTCGATGCAATCGCGCGACTGCGAGTCGGTCTAAGCAACGAGAGGTATCGCGTGCCTGGTAGCGCCAGAAAGAAGACCACCTCCGCGCGGAAAAAGACGACCGCCGCGCGTCGCCCACGTAAGCCGTCCTCGAAGCTTGAGCTGCTGACCGTGGTCGAGGCTGTCGAGCGTGATCTGAAGAAGATCGCCGAACGTCATCCCGATGTCGCAAACTCGGGTCTCGCTGCCACGGCGCGCGCTCTCGCGAAGGAGATCGACGACTCGGACAACTCCGCGACCTCGAAGAGCATGTGCGCGAAATCTCTTCAAGATCACCTCGCGCAGCTGCGCGAACTGGCGCCAACCGAGGAGGGTCGGGATGGCATCGACGACATCGCGGCCCAGCGCGTTGCGCGCCTCAAGAGAGCTGCGGGCTAATCAGAATCCGCGGATCCGCTCGGTCCCCGACTACGGCCATTCCGCCGGAGACGAGGCGATCGAGCTCGCGGCGCTCGCTGGTCTGATCCTCGACCCGTGGCAGCAGCTCGTTCTTCGGGATGCGCTCGGCGAGGGAGTCGGCGGCAAGTGGGCGGCGTTCCAGGTCGCGGTCGTCGTTCCCCGCCAGAACGGTAAGGGCGGAATCCTCGAGGCGCGCGAGCTCGCCGGGCTCTTCCTCTTCGGTGATCGACTCATAATTCACAGCGCGCATCAATTTGACACATCGATTGAGGCGTTCCTGCGGATGGACGAGTTGATCGCCGGCACGCCCGAGCTCGCGAAGCGCGTCAAAGCGGTGCATCGCTCTCACGGCCACGAAGGCTTCACGCTGAAGAACGGGCAGCGTCTTCGCTACCGCGCGCGCACGAGCGCCGGCGGACGCGGTTTCTCGTGCGACTGCCTCGTTCTCGACGAGGCGATGGATCTGCAAGAGAAGATCATCGCCGCGCTGATCCCGACGCTCTCGTCGAAGCCGAAGCCGCAGGTTTGGTACGCCGCGTCGGCCGTCGATCAGTTGAGCCAAGAGAACGGCCACGTCCTCGCGCGGCTTCGCGACAAGGGGATCAAGGGCGAGGAGGAACGGCTTGCCTATTTCGAGTGGTCTGTGGACGCGCCCAACCCTGCAGACGTTCCCCCTGAACTACTTCGCGACGAAGCAGCATGGGCCGCTGCAAACCCCGCCTTCGGAATCCGGATCTCGCCCGAGTACATCGCCGACGAACGATCAGCGCTCGGATCACGCGAGTTCGCCGTCGAGCGGCTCGGCATCGGAGACTGGCCGGCGCTCGACGGCATCGGGTCGGTGATCCCGCTGGACAAGTGGGACAAACTCATCGTCGAGCCCGCACCTGAGAACCAGATGGTCGACCCGGTGTGCTTCGCGCTCGATGTCTCGCCGGAGCGCACGACGTCGGCGATCAGCGTCGCCGGCCGCCGCCCGGACGGCAACTTCCACACCGAAGTGATGGAGCACCGCGCCGGCACCGGCTGGGTCGTTCCGTGGCTCGTCGAGCGCGTCGAGAAGCATCAGCCGCTCGGCGTGATCTGCGACCGGAAGTCGCCGGCGAACTCGCTCGTCCCGGAACTCACCGAGGCGGGCATCGAAGTCATCGCTGTCACCGCGGAAGAGCACGCTCAGGCGTGCGGGATCTTCTTCGACGCCGTCGACCAGGAGAAGCTGCGTCATCTCGGCACGACCGAGTTGCGCACCGCGTTGCGCGGCGCCGCGAAGCGACCGCTCGGCGACGCGTGGGCGTGGGCCCGGAAAACCTCCGGCGTCGACATCACCCCGCTCGTCGCTTCGACGCTCGCCGTCTACGGCGTCGCGACCTTGGCACCCGAGGAAGAAGAGATCGGGTTCGCCGTCATCAGTCTTCCCTAGGAGGGTCACCGAATGACCAGGCAGATCCGGGTGACGTTCCCGTCGCCCACCATCGCATTGCGCCTGGCAGCGCTCGCGGGCCTCTCGCTGATCACCGCCGGGATCGCGCTCATGTCGATCGCGATCGCGTTGATCTTCGCCGGCTGCGCGCTCACCGCGAGCGCCGCAGCGCTCGCCTATCTGACGGGTGACGAATGATCGACCGGCTCGCTCGCGGCTTCGGCATGTCCAGCGTCGGCGGCGGCGTCCGGGACGCCGGCCAGCAGTCACGCACAGGCTGGACGACGATCGGTGCGCTGCCGATGGTCGGCTCGCAGGGCGTCAACAGGTGGGCGACCTACCGGCTCGTCTACCTGACAAACCCGTGGGTGTACGCGTCGGTGAACATGCTCTCGCGCGGCATCGGCCGGCTGCCGATCCACACCTACCAGCTCGACGCGAAAGGCCGCAAGCAGCGGATCCGGTCCGACATCTCGACGCCGGGCAGGCCGACCTCCGGTCAGACGCTCGACAAGCTGCTGCAGCGGCCCGCGGCGGGCATGTCGAAGAACGCGATGTACGGCGGCACGATGATCGACCGGCTCGTCTACGGCAACGCACTGTGGATCATCGACCGTGACGGCTACGGCGTCCCGTCGCAGCTGCGCCGTGTCAGGTGGCGCGACATGCTCCGCGTCGTCCCCGACGAAGACGGCGCCCCCGTCTCGTACCTATATCGGCCGTGGAACGGCCTGATGTACGGGCCCGACCGGCTCGTCGCTGCCGCGGACGTCATCCACTTCGGATTGGGCTCCGACCCCGAGGGGATCTATGGCATCTCGCCGCTCGAGACGTGCCGGTACACGCTCGCTTTGCACGACGCGCTCGTCCGTCACCTGATCTCGTACTTCGGCAACAGCGCCCGCCCGTCGGGTGTGTTCCAGGTCGACAAGCTGACGAAGGAACGCGTCGACGAGATCCGCAACATGCTGACCGAGCTCTACTCGTCACCGGAGAACGCCGGCAAGATCCTCGCGACGACCGGCAAGTGGCAGGAGATCAGCCACGACCCGTCGCACTCTTCGGTCGTCGAGCTAATCAAGCTTTCGCGGGAAGAGATCGCGGCGACCTACGCGGTCCCGCCGCCCGTGCTCGGCATCCTCGACCAAGCGATCAAATCGAACGTCAAGGAGCTGCGCGAGCAGTACGCACGCGATTCGCTGGGCCCGCACGCGTCAGATTTCGAGTCGGAGTTGATGGCGCAGCTGCTCACGACGCAGCCGTCTTGGTCGAGCCTGTTCGTGGAGTTCGAGCTCGCCGAGCTGCTCCGGCCTGACCTCGAGGCGCGCGCGCTCGTCTATCAGCGGATGCTGACGGTGTTCTCGATCGACGACATCCGCGGCTGGGAAAACCTGCCGCCCTACGACATCCCCGGTGTTTCCGACGTGCCGTGGATCCCGCGCGGTGCACAGCCGCTCGGGATCTTGCCGCCGAACAAGAGCGACAAGCCGCAGCCGGACGACACGACCGAAGAGCCCGAACTCGGCGGCGCAGACGCGCCCGAACAGGGCAAGTAGCCCGCCCTTCCCCACCGTTACTCGAGAGGAGCACCCGATGAAGAACGCGGAAACGCGGGCTTATACGAACGTTCTCCAGTACATCCGCGAAACGCCGTGGGCTGTGCTGCCGGACGCATTCGCGACCGTCCGTGACGTGATCGGTGCGCATCTCGAAGGGTGGCGCCCGAGCGAGCAGGAGGTCGTCGCGCTCGAGGAGATGGCCGCCCGGCGCCCGTCGGGCTACACGTCCGGTGCGATCGCCGTGCTCCCGCTGCAGGGGATGATCATGCCGAAGGCGAGTCTCTTCTCGGCGATGAGCGGCGGCACGTCGCTCGACCAGTTCTGCCAGATGCTCGCCGAGGCCGTCAACGACCCGTCGGTTTCGCACATCGTGCTCGACGTCGACTCTCCCGGCGGTGTCTGCGACATGGTGCCGGAGACCGCCGCAGTGATCCGGGAGGCGGCCGCGCGCAAGCCGGTCACGGCTGTCGCGAACACGATGGCGGCCTCGGCCGCCTACTGGCTCGCGTCACAGGCCGGCGAGCTCTCCGTCACCCCGTCCGGTGATGTCGGATCGATCGGTGTCTTCGCCGCGCACACCGATCAGTCGCAGCTTCAGCAGCGCGTCGGCATCAAGACGACGCTGATCAAGGCGGGCAAGTACAAGACCGAAGGCAACCCGTTCGAGCCGCTGTCTGACGAGGCGCGTCAGGCGATCCAGGGACGCGTCGATGACATCTACTCGATGTTCACCAACGACGTTGCGAAGGGCCGCAGGACGACCCCGGACGCCGTCGCCGAAGGATTCGGTCAGGGCCGCATGGTCGCCGCCCAAGACGCCGTCACAGCCGGTATGGCCGACCGCGTCGAGACGCTGCAGCAGGCGATCACAAGGATCGCACGCGGCAACGCCGCCGGCGGCCGCGGCATGTCCGCCGCAGAAGTTCGGGAGCAGGAAGGTCTGCCCCCGTTCGCCGACGAGGCCGAGGGTCTCGTTGAGCAGGAAGCCGACATCCCGTCGGTGTCCACCCCACTCGTCCCCGGTGCCGAAGCGCTGCTCTCGCGGCCTTCGTTCCGTGAGGCGTTCATCGACCGGGCGCTAGAGCCCGAAAGGAGTTAGAGCGCAATGAGCGCACTCGCAAGCGCCCTCGAGCACGAACTGAAGGGGCTCAACGACCAGATCCAGAAGGCGGAGGCGGAAGCCTCCACGTCCAGGGAGGCAGCGGACAAGCTCGTCGCCGAGATGCGCGAGGCCGGCATCAACCCGCTGACCGACCAGGAGCAGTTCGCCAAGGTGCAGGAGGCCTACCTCCCCGCCGACAACGCGGCGCAGGCGGCCGCAGAGGCACGTTCCCGCCGCGATTGGGTGCTCTCGCAGCACGCCGACATCAGCGGCGGCAGCAAGGCGAACGTCCTGAACGGCAACCGCGAGACCGGGAAGTCGATCACGGCGAAGCTCGCCGAGACCGCCGAGTACGCCCGCGCCCTCGAGGTCGTCGGCTCACAGGTCAAGTTCGGCCGGATCGAGGCACAGTTCGCCAACCGCGACGAGCTGAAGATGCGGCTCACGTCGGGTCTGCCGATGTTCGCCGCCGGCGCCGACGCGTCCGACATCATCCCGATCGACCAGCGGCTCTACCCGCCGGTGCAGATCCCCGTCCGCACGGTGCGGCTCCTCGACCTGATCACCGTCGGCGCGACCGACAGCGATCTCGTCCGCTGGTCGAAGCAGACCGTCCGCACCGACGCCGCCGCACCGACGGCGATCAAGACAGCCTCCCCGCAGTCGACCTACACCTGGGAAAAGCAGGACAGCACGGTCCACACGATCACGCACTTCGCGAAGGCACCACGCGAGAACCTCGCGGACCTCGCGCAGCTGCAGACGCTGATCGAGAGCCAGCTGTCCTACGGGCTGCAGCTCGAGACCGAGTCGCAGGTCGCAGGCGGAGACGGCACCGGGGAGAACTTCTCCGGCATCTACCACGACGCCGACGTCGTGACGCAGTCGATCACGCGTGACACCACGAACGAGCGGCGCCTCATGGCGTTGCACCGGGCGCTCACGAAGGTGCGCATCTCGCTGTTCGACGAGCCGACCGCGATCGGCATCCACCCGACCGACTACCACGAGATGCTCTCGGAAGAGTCGTCCGCCGGTGGGTTCCTGATGACCGTCGTCGCGAACGCGATGGAGTCCCGGACGCTGTTCGGGCTCCCCGCAGTCGTGTCGACGATCTTCACGGAGAACAAGCCGCTCGTCGGGAACTACAAGGTCGGCGCGACGATGTGGCTCCGCGAAGGCGGAACGATCAGGATCTCGGACTCGAACGAGGACGACTTCCTGACCCGCCAGCTCGCCATCCTGGCCGAGCTGCGCGCCGCGTTCGCAGTCCAGCAGCCGCTCGCGTTCTGCCCGGTCCTCGACTTCTAGTCGAGACGGCCCACAAGTGCTGTCCCCGGCCCGACCCTCCTCGGGTCGGGGACAGCAATCACCTCCGACTTTCTCAAGGAGCACACCGATGTCACAGCCCTACACAGGTCGGTTGGCGTTCGATCCCGAGACCGGCTACCACACCGACCCGGAAGGCGTCCCGGTTGTCACCGACGATGCCGGGGCGACGTGGCGGTATGCCGACGAGTCGGACACACCGCACAACGACCGGTACCAGCAGGCCGTCGCCGTCATCGACGGAACGGCGAACAAGCTGCTCGAGTTGCAGCTCGAGCACGGCCGCGAGAAGGCCGCCGAGCTCGTCGAGCCGCACCACTTCGACGTGCAGCCCGACGACGCCCACTTCGACGGGATCCGTTTCGATCCCGACCACGTCGCCGAGACCATCACGAGCCACACGGAGGCCTACCAATGACCGCCATCGCCGCACCGGGACTGATCGTCCCGAAGCTGATCGTGCCGTCATCGCCTTGGCTTCCGACGAAGGTCGGCATTGAGGCGGTCTGGGACGAGCTCGGCAAGGTCGAGCGTCGCCTCGTCGACCGTCTGCTGAAGCTGCCGGCGTTGAAGGACAAGATCCTGATGATGGCCGGGTCGGACGCGAACTATCTCTCGAAGGTGCTCGGCGAGCTCGCGTTCGGCAAGACCGCCTACGCCGGCGAGACGACGATCTTCGTCGGACTGTGGGCGGCCGCGCTTGACGACACGTTCCTCGGCAACACCGCGAGCGAGGCCGCGTACACGTCGTACGGCCGGTTGTCGCTGTCGAACAGCACGACGATCTTCGCCGCCGGTACCGGTACGACGACGCGCACGCAGACGTGGCCGTCGGACGCCCTGAAGTCGTTCGCCGCCTCGACCGGCACCGGCACGAACAACACGATCACCTACATGGGTGCGCTGAACGGGAACGCCGGCACGTCGTCCGACAAGGGCATGGTCTGGTGCACCGTCACGTCGGTGACGATCAACTCGGGCGACACGCCACAGCTCGCCCAGAACGCCGTCAGCCAGACAAGAGACTGAGCGGATCCCCGGTAGGGGCGTAGACGATGGCACTCCCCACCTTCCGAGCAGCGGGAGCGATCTCCTCCGGCACGACCGGGGCAACCGCCGTCGCCGCCCCTACCGGTGTCTCAACCGGCGACCTCGAGATCCTGATCGCGACCACCATCGCCGGTGGGACGATCACGATCACAACCGCCGGCGGTTCCGCGTGGACGGCGCTGCCGAACTCGCCGATCGACGTTACGAGCGGCGAGAAGCTGTACGTCTGGTACCGCGTCCGCCAGGCTGGCGACTCGAACCCGTCGGTCACGCCGGGAAGCGACCACGTCTGCGCGGGACGACTTGCCTATACGGCGGGAACCTTCGACGCTTCTGCGCCGATCGAGATCTCGGTCGCAAGCTCGAACGTCACCTCGACGACAGCGTTCTCGTGGGCGCCCGGAACATCGACCCCGGGTGCGCAGCGGCTCGTGCTTTGCATCACGACAAGCGGTGTCGACTCGAACGTCTCTCAGGTTCCCGTCTGTACGAACGCTTCGTTGTCGGCGCTCGCGTCGCGTGCGAACTTTGAGACGAACAGCGGCGGCGGCGGCGGCTTCGGCGTCACCGAAGGCGCCCGTGCGGCAGCCGGATCCGTCGGCACCTTCGCCTGCACTCTCACCGGGGCTTCGCCGCAGGCGTACATCTCGTTCGCGATCGCTCCGGCCGAGGTGCTCGCGGTCGCTGCGATCAACGCGACCTCGGCGTTCTCCGGCGCTATCACGAAGGCACCAAAGTCGATCGTCCCGGCGTCTATTTCCGCGTCGAGCGCGATGACGGCGACGTTGAGCAAGGTCACCGTCAAAGCAGTCGTCCCTGCTGCGATCAATGCAACCTCGGCGGCGAGCGGAACCGTTCAGGCATTCAAGCGCGCGACGCCCGCCGCGGTCAACGCGACGTCGAGCGTCACCGCAGCGGTAGGCCGCGGACGGCCTGTTGTCGCTGCGGCGATCACGGCGACCTCGGCGACGAGCGGGAATGTTCGGGCACTCAAGCATGCGACACCGGCCGCGATCAACTCGACGAGCGCGGTCGCGGGATCCGTCGGTCGCGGCCGTCCAGTCTCTCCGTCCTTGATCAGCGCGACGTCGTCTGTTTCCGGGAACGTCCGGGCGCTCAAGCACGTGACGGCTGCGGCTATCAACGCGACGAGCCTCGTGACGTCCGCGATTGGCAGAGGCCGACCACTCATCACGGCAGGGATCAGCGCAACCTCGGCGATCCTCGCCACGGTCACCGGACTGAAGCGTGCCACTCCGGCGTCGATCAACGCGACGAGTTCGATCACGGCCGCACTCGGACGCGCCCGCGCACTGATCCTGTCCGCCATATCGAGCAGCTCGGCGATCACCGCCGCCGTGGCCGGTCTGAAGTTCGCGCGGCCTGCCGCGATCAACGCCACCTCAGCGATCGCTTCATTGATCACGGCGGCACGCGCGGTCAAGCCCGCGGCCATCTTCAGCACCTCAACAGTCACTGGTGCCATCCATGCGCTGCGGGCCGTCAGGCCGGCGGCAATCACCTCCACGAGCACCATCGCGGGGTCGCTCACGAAGATCACAGCTGGCGGTGGAAGCGCCCGACTGATAGCTCCAGCCTCGCTCTCGTCGACGTCGACGATCTCAGGCGCAATCGTTCGGCTGCGGCATCTCGCCCCGGCAGCCATCAACGCCACATCGACCGTAACGGCAAGTCGCGCCGTGACGAACCTCGTCGCGGTGGGGCCAGCGTCGATCACGTCGACGAGCACGATCTCCGGCAGCCTCCGCAAGTTTCACGCCCGGTCGATCGTCCCGACCTCGATCACGAGCACCTCGACGATCACCGCAGGCGTTCATCGCATGTTGCCTGCCGGCGCGCCCGGTGTCATCGCCACCGCAATCACGCCGACCATCGGCCAAGCCGAGTCCGGCCGGATCACAACATCCCAGACGGGGAGTCTCGCCAAATGACACAGGTCGTGACATTCGAGGGGTACACACCCATTCCCCGCTTCGACGAGATCCCGTGGACCGAGGCGCGGGTTCAGGAAGCCATCACCCCGTCGGGCGCCTGGGCGCTGATCGACACACTCACGCTCGACCCTGTCGACACGGATCCGTCGGTGCCGGCGACGCGCAACCTCACGACCGACCTCGCGTCTGACGCGCCGAATCTGTGGTACCGGATCGTGTTCGCTGACGCCAACGGTGATACAAGCGCCCCGACCGACCCGGTGCAGAACGCGATCGTTGTCGCTGAGCCCACGCTGTACGTTCAGCCGAGCGCGCTCAAGCAGACGCTCGGCATCAAGGACAGCAACGTCGACACGTCGTACCTCGATGCTGATCTGCTCGCGTCATGCAAGTCAGCGTCGCGTGCGGTCGACAAGCTGACGGACCGAGGCCCGTTCTACGCGAAGGATCTCTCGAACGACGAGGTGCGCACCTACACCGCGCGCGGCCCTCTCACGCTTCTCATCGACGACGCGACCGCGATCACGAGCGTCGAGGTCGACCGCGACGATGACGGCATCTACGAGCTGACGCTCGTCGAGGGAATCGACTATGTGCTGCAACCAACGAACGCGCCGACCGACGGGTGGCCGTGGGAATCGTTGCGGCTGCGCAGCCAAAGGTCGTATCTGATGCCGATCGGTGTTCCCGCCGGCGTCAAGGTCACCGGCCGGTTCGGCTGGCTCGAGACGCCAGATCAGATTGTCGATGCGGCGACGATCATCGCCGCGAAGCTCTTCAAGCGGAAGCGTGAGGCGCCGTTCAGCATCATCGGTGTCGGCCTCGACAACATGGCCGTTCGGATTGGCTCCTACGACGCCGAAGTGATGATGCTGCTCCAGGCATTCGACCGCCGCTTGGTCGTCGCGTGAGCATCGTCACCGATATCCGGCAGGCGATCGCAGACAGCATGAAAGCGATCGAGGGACTCGAGACGGCGCGAAACCCGATGGCGAACCCGACACCTCCGACCGCCTGGGTCACGCGCGCGAAGACGGAATGGGACATCACGAACGCGCGCGGCACCGACCTACTCACCTTCAACGTCGAGGTGTTCGTCGGACTCGCTTCCGACGCCGGCTCCCAGGACATCCTCGACCAGTTCGTCGACCCGTACGGCCCGAAGTCGGTCAAGGCGGCAGTCGAGTCAGGGACGGCACTGGACGAGCTTGTGAGCCTCGAGAACGTGCGTGTCACCGAGGCCGGTGCCGACCATCAGGCGTCGCTATCGGCCGGTGTGAGCGCGTCGAAGTACCTCGCCGTGGTCTTCACGGTCGAGATCTACGCACCCGGCAAGTAATCCGGCCATCCGGCCACCCCCGAACGAAAAGGAGAACCAGCGATGGCTGCCAGTGGATATGTGATCAAGGACGCAACCGTGTACATCAACGGGCACGACGTCTCCGACCTGATCCGTGAGGTCACGGTCAACCGCAAGTTCAACGACGTCGACGCGACCGGGATGCGCTCCGACGGTGCGATGGAGCACAAGAACGGGTTGCGCGACGACAGCTTCGCGCTCGTCGCCAAGTCGTCGTTCGGCTCAGCCGGGCTCGACGAGATCCTCGAGGCGCTCTTCGAGAACGAAGACGAGTTCGAGGTCACCGTCAACCCGCACCCGCTCCCGACGACCGTCGACAACCCGCAGTTCCAGGGGACGTGTCTCCTCCAGGAGTACACCCCGATCGCGGGTGCAGTCGGGACGCTCTCGACGACGCCGTTGACGCTGCCCTGCCAGGGCCGCATCGTCAAGGTCTTCACCTAGACCTTCGCATCATGGCTGGCCCGACAGCGCGGCTCGACGGCTACACACGGCTCCTCGGCGCCCTCAAAGATGCACCCAAGGCGATCGAGAAAGAGCTGCGAGCCGAGTTCCGCGCTGTCGGGCAGATCCTCGCCGGCGAATGGTCGAAACGGTTCTCGAAGTACAGCGAGAAGACCGCCGCCGGTCTCAAACCGTATGTCCGTGCGCGCGGCCTCGAGGTCGACCAGACCTTGCAGAAAACCACCGGACTCCGACCCGATTGGGGACGCCGGCAGATGGCCGTCGGGCTGCAAGCGCTCGACGACAAAACCGACGACATCATCGCGTCCGCCGACGCGGCGATGCAGACGGCCGTGGAAACGGTCGGACTCATGCCATAGGAGGGAATGTGCAGATCATCGTCAGCAACTTGGCGCCGCACGTTGACGGCACCTACGAGCTCGACTGGACGCAGCTCACGAACCGTGAGCTCGCCGAGGTGAAACGCATCTCGGGGATCCGGCCAACGGAGATGCTCGATGCGCTGCTCGCGTCCGATGCTGCGTTCGCTTGTGCGATGGCGATCATCGCCGCGCGCCGGCACGGGAAGCTGATCCCGGAGGACGTGATCCTCGACAGCGTCGGCGGCAACATTAAGTTCGACTTCACGGAGGGGGCTGCCGACGAAATCCCTCCTACAAAGCCGAGGCGGCGCGCCGCCAAGAGCTAGCCGACTTCTGGCTCCGCTTCGAGGAGAACTTCGGTGAGCCCGGCGGACCACCTGAGTCGTTCTGGCGTGCCGACATCGCGCACGCCGTCGGTGGTCTTTCGGTCTCCGATGTCGGTGACCTGACCCCCTTTCAGTTGATGCAGACGATCGACTTGTTGCACGCCCTTTATCCGGAGGCCTAAATGGCGAAAGTCTCGATCGAGGTTGTCGGGGACACCATCTCGGCACGCACGGAGCTGAACAGGCTCCTCACGACAACCGAGCGGCTCGGATCCGTGTATACGGCCGAGTTCGCGAAGATGGAGAAGTCGACTCTTGCGCTGCAGGTTGCGCAGGGGAATCTTGCTGTCTCTACGGCCCGGTACAGCGCTGGAAGTCTCGGCGCTGCCCGGGCCACTTTGGCGTACCGCAACCAGGTCGATGCGTTGCGCGCCTCCCAGCTCGCCGCGGCCGGGAAGGTCGGCTCGATGCTCACGCGGTACGTGACCGCACCGACTTTGTTGGCGGCGGCCGCGGCGGTGAAGCTCGGCACCGACTTTCAGTCGCACATGCTGCTGATCCAGACGCAGGCCGGCGCGTCCGCTGAAGAAGTCGCGCAGCTGTCCGGCCAGGTGTTGAAGCTCGCCTCGAGCGGCGCGCAGCAGGGGCCGGTGAAGCTCGCCGACGGGCTCTACCACCTCGAGTCGGTCGGGCTGCGCGGCGCGGAAGCGATGCGCGCGCTCGCCGTCACTTCCAAAGCCGCCGCGCTCGGGATGGCTTCGATCGAGGACGTCGCGACCGCGCTCGCCGGCGCGGTCACGTCGAACATCCGCGGCACACAGGACTACCAGCAGGCGATGGGAACGCTGAACGCCACGATCGGTGCCGGCAACATGCGCATGTCCGACCTGATCGGTGCCTTGGGCACCGGTGTGCTGCCCGCAGCGAAGAACGCCGGGCTCTCACTCACCGAGGTCGGGGCGGCCCTTGCCGTGCTGACCGACCGCGGGATGCAAGCCGACATGGCCGGCACACGGCTGCGGATGACGTTCGCGCTGATGCAATCGCCCTCGGCGAAAGCCGTGAAGGCGCTCGCGGACATGGGCGTCGACGCCGGCACGATGGCCGCCACCCTCCGCAAGCCGAACGGGCTGCTCCAGGTGCTTCAGATGCTCCACGACGGCATGCAGTCCGTCGGCGCGGTCCGCGGCTCAAAGGACATCCTCGGCGCGTTCGGAGGTGGCCGCTCCGGCGCCGGCATCCTCACCTTGATCCAGTCGCTCGACTCGGCGGTGTCGTCATATCAGGGAAAGGTCGCGCAGATCCAAGCCACCTCCGGCAACCTCGCGCAATCAGAAGCGGCCCAGCAGAAGACCGCGGCGGCGCAGTTCCACACCGACCTTGCGAAGATGGAGGCCGACCTCACGAAGCTCGGCGGCGAGATGCTGCCAGCGGTGACCGCGATTGCCGACGGCGTCACGTCGATCGGCGACGCGTTCGGTCATCTCCCGGGGCCGGTGAAGACCGAGCTCGGCACGATCGTCGCGCTGTTTGCCGTCAGCGGCCCGCTGCTGCTCGCGATCGTCGGGGTGAAGCGGATGATCCGGACGATCGGCACCGAGTTCGGGATGCTTCCCGTCGAGGCCGCACCCGGGATCGCCGCAACCGGTGCCGAGGTCGAGACTGGCATCGGGGGTGCGGCAACCGCGGCCGAAGTTCAGGTGTCGGCTCTGCGGATGAGCCTGCTCGGGCTGGGTGCGATCGCGATCGCACCGATCGTGATCCCGATCGTGATGGACGTTGAGCAGCGGATACACACCGCGGCAGGCGACGTCGCCGGAAAGGCCGGCAAACTTGCGTTCGACGCTCTAGGTCTCATCGCTCTCGGCGGCACGACCGGAGGGTCGCTATACCAGGATCTGTTCGGCGGCCAAAAGAAAAAGCCGGCTGCAGGTGGGAGTTCGTCGACACCGTCACCCGACATCGGGTTCCGCTCGGCGAATCTCACACCGATCGCGGGCACCGGCAAGGCCGTCCCGTTGACGGCGCAGCAGAAGCTCGCCGACGCGCTGATCGCGAACCCCACAAGCATCCCGCTCTTGCAGCAGCAGGCCGCGAACGACAAGTCGGTGCTCGCGTGGGCGGAACGGATGCGCGCGAACGGTCGGATGGACAACACGAAGTTCCAGACGATCTACAAGCAGTACATGGGCGACCTCGTCGCGACAGAGCAGTCGATCACGGCGTTGACGACGAAGTCGACCAACGCCCGGGTGAGCGAGGCGAACAAGCGCGTCCGCGCGGCCGAGGCCGCGCAGCGCGCGATCGTCGCTGAGGCGAAGGCTGCGATCGACCGGGCAAAGCTGACGCGGGGGAACATCAAGGACGACGAGGTCGCGCTCGAGCACCTGATCGCGGTCTACCGCAGCGAAGCCGCCAACAAGATCCTGCCGGCCGACAAGCGCGCGACGGCGCAGCAGGACGAGGCAGCCGCCCAGGTGCAGCTCGCGGCGCTGCGTGACCAGTACACAGTGCCACTGAAGTTCCAGCTTGAGGAGGCGAAGGCGCAGGCGACGAACAACCTCGCCGCGATGCTCGCGACCGCGAAAGAAGTGAAGGCAGCGGCGATGAAGGCGATCAACTCCGGCGTGCTCTCGATGCAAGGGCTGATCGCCGCGTGGAACATCGTCGGGCAGGCCAACCAGACGATCGGCCAGCAAAACCTCCTCGGCTACAAGGCTGCCGATGTGATCAAAATGACCGCCGGGCTGGGACTCTCCGGTGAAGCACGGAGGGTTGCAGAGGCGCGGTATGCGCAGGCACTCGCGCACAACGGACGGATCCCGAACGGCCCGGCGGCGTTCGGTGTGCCCCTCGCACCGATCCAGGTGCACAGCACCATCATCCTCGACGGAGCGGCAGTCGCGAAGTCGACGACGACGCATCAGCAGCGCCGCGCCCGCCGCAGCTCCGCTCAGGTGCGCGGCCGCCACGCCGGACACAACCTGGCGCTCTCATGACCGTCGTACAGCGCGGCGTGTGTCTCGCATTCGACGCCGCGGCAGGAGACGAAACCCCGGTCTGGACGAGCCTCGCGTCGATCGACGGTATCCGTGTGCAGTCATGGGACACCGACCGCGGCCGCGCCTACGAGCTCGACAAGACCCAGCCGGGAACCGTCGTCTGCAAGATCTTCGACTACGAGGGCGTGCTCGACGCGACGAACGCGTTCAGCCCCTACGCCGGGAAGATCAACCCGCTGATGCAGATCGCGGTGTTCCTGACCAACCCGGTCAGCAACGAAGAAGCATCTCTCTTCCGCGGCTTCGTCGAGAACATCGAGACCGAGATGGACGTCTCGATGAAGTTCCTGATCCACACGATCACCGGCGTCGACGGCCAAGACACCGTCGCGAACGCCGAAGTGATCCCGGACGGCACCACCGGCAACGCCGCCTACGCCGCCGGCGCGATAGACACACGCATCGGCGCGGCGCTCACCGATGCCGGCTGGTTCGCCGGGTTGCGCCGCATCTTTTCCGGCAACGTCAACGAGCAGGAAACGGTGTATGCGCCGCGCGACTCGCTGCTCACTGTCGTCGAGGACGCCGCCGACTCCGAGTTCCCCGGTGTCGCGAACGTCTACATCGACAAGGCCGGCAACTTCACCTTCCACGGCCGCCTTGCGCGATTCAATCCGACGAACCCGCTCTACGACATCAACTCGTGGAAAGCCGGCGACGGCGCGCACGCCGACCTCGACGACACCGTTGTGCCGATCTCGTCGATGAAGTTCGACCGCAGCAAAGCGCACATCTACAACGCCGTGATGGCGCTCCCGCAGAACATCGCCGACGCCGACATCGCCGGCCAGATCGTCAGCGACGACCCGTCGATCGACCAGTACGGGGTGCGGTCGCTGTCGTTCGAGAACCTCGTCACCGCCGGCGGCGAACACGACGGATTGAACGCGAACGAAGAGACAGCACTGTTCGCGACGTACTACGTCAACAACTACAAGGAACCGCGCACGCGCGTCAACGAGCTCGGATTCCGCATCCCTCGCGCCACCTCACCGAACCTGGCGGCCTGGTGGGATCTTGTCTGCGGTGTCGATATCAGCGACGTCGTGCTGCTCACAACCACCCATGTCGGCGGTGGCGGGTTCAACGAAAACTTCTTCGTCGAAGGCGTCCACATCTCAGCGAAGCCGCTCAAGAACGAATACCCGGAGCTCGACGTCACGTTGGATCTGTCACCGGCCGCCTACTACGACAACAACCCGTTCGGCTAGGTCATGGCGTCTCTGTGTTTCGTGGTGCCTGCGCACGGGAGGGCGAAGCTCGCAAAGATCTGCCTGACCCGGCTCGCGGAGATCTGCGAAGAGCTCGCGGCCAAGGTCGTCGTCGTCGCGTGCGACGAGAACGCCGACACCGCCCAACAGCTCGGGTTCAGGCTGATCCGGCGCGACAACACATTCCTCGGACGCCGCTTCAACGACGGCTTCGAGTTCGCCGCGAAGCACGCTGACTATGTGATGCCGCTCGGCTCCGACGACCTGATCACACGCGGCTACGTGCGCGCGATGCTCGCCGCCCACACCGGGGATGAGTCAACGATCGCGTGCGCACGACTGATGTCGGCCGTCGCGCCGAACGGGTCAGAGCTCGCCCGGTTGCGTGTCCCCTATGAGGGCGGCGCCGGACCGCGGCTCTTCCCGTCGGCGCTGCTCGCGCGGGTGAGTGGCCGTCCGGCTGATGAGCAGGCGCAGCGGGCGATCGACGGGAGCATCCGCCGCAACCTCGAGGTGCATGGGCCGCTCAGGTTCGCCTACGCGGACACCGACGCGCTCGACCTGATCGATCTGAAAACGGAGGGGGAGAACTTGAACACGTTCGAGATGTTGCTGCCGTACGCGACCGCCCGCCACGATGACCCGTGGGAGCAGATCGCAACGGTTCACCCTGACGCGACTGTGGACGCGCTGAGGGCGCTCTACCGGTGACCGCGGCGGATTCCCCCATCACACCCCTCGGGTGTCAGGGACGGCCAGGGACGGCGAGCTATGCCATCTGAGGCGGCAGGGGTGGAGTTCTACGACGCCGCGTTGACCGGTGACGGGGCACGGGCGATGGTGCCCGCCGAAGACTCACCCTGGTATCCGATCTACCGCGAGGTCGCCCGCTGGCTTCACGGCTCCGAACCGCTCGTCGATCTCGGCTGCGGCACCGGACGGTTCCCGATCGTCGCCAACCGCGAAGGACACAGCGGCAGCTACTCCGGCTTTGACTTCTCACCGGCGGCGATCGACGAGGCGACACGCTACGCCGCCTATGCCGCACCCGACTATGAGGCGACGTTCGAGACCCTCGACCTGCGGGAGTGGCAGCCCGACGACATCCGTCCGGGCGCCACGACCTACGTCTGTCTCGAGGTGCTCGAGCACCTCGACGACGATCTCGCGCTGATCGGCCGGATCCCGTCCGGGCACCGGCTGCTCTTCAGCGTCCCGAACTACGGCAGCGCCTCCCATGTCCGCCGCTTCGAGTCACCCGCCGATATCTGGGAGCGCTACAGCCCGCTCCTGCAGCTGCGCCGGTGGTCTCTGATCGAGACCGGCACGAACGGTCACGCGATCCATGTCCTCGACGCGACACGCAGAACGGACTCCTGGCAATGAGCGGCCTCCGCACGCCGTTGCATGGTCGCAACCACCGCCCCGTCGGCTGGGACGGCCCCGACGATCCAGGCGGCTCCGACCCCTTCCCGTACGCGCTGCTGAAGCACCAGTGGGTCTACTGGGGCACCTACCCGACTGATCCGTTCACAACGACCGACTCGCCGGTCTGGACGAACAGCTGGGGCAACATTGGTGGCGCTGCGACCCCGGTTGAGCCGACACGGTTCCGGCTCGCCCCCGACGACAACCTCGAGACCGAAGGATCATTCGAGGGCGGTGTCTCCGGTGATCCGATGGGGACGCTGCCGGCGGCGTGGTGGCCGGACTATCCGAAGGTGATCGTGCTCGTCACGACCGCCCATGTCGTGATGGCCGTCCAGATCGACACCGACGGGTTGGTAACGCCGTATGAGGTGCTCGTCACCGGGCCGGCCGGCCCGACCGGCGCCGACGGGCTGAGCGTCCTCCACGGTGCCGGTGCTCCGGGGTCGGGGCTCGGCCGTGACGGCGAGTTCTACATCGACACGACCGCCCACGCGATCTACGGGCCGAAGACCGCCGGCGCGTGGGGCGCCTCGACGTCCCTCGTCGGCCCGGCAGGCGCCGCTGGTGCGGCCGGGGGTGCGGGCGCGAACGCGGGCCTCAAATACACCTACTCCACCGACGTCGCGAACACAGACCCGACCGCCGGCCACATCAAGTTCGACACCGTGACCTTGTCGGCTGTCGCCACGCTGCGAATCTCCGAGACCGACGCGGACGGCAACGGCCTCGCCGCGTTGATCCAGACGTGGGATGACTCAACGACCACGCCGCACGCGACGATCACGATGGTCAAAGACGGCGTCCCATCGAACATTCTCGTCTTTCAGATCGCCGGTGCGATCACCGACAATGGCACCTGGGATTCATGCGCGATCACCGAGGTTGCGTCCGCGGGCGCGTTCGTGAACGGCGACACGGTGCGGATCTTCTTCGCGCGCACCGGTGACAAGGGCGACGCAGGTGCTGCGGGTGTCGCAGGCGCTGCCGGCGCGGCTGGCGATGCAGGCCTCTTCTTCTCCTACCACTTGAAATGAGGAACTGACAATGGCTGCTACCCCAGGTTTCGCCGCAACGCCGAACCACGGCGTCGTCTCCATCACGACCGCCAACACGAATCGCGACGGCACCGGCACGATCTCCGGCGCGTTCTTCACAGCTGGCGCGACCGGCTCACGCTGCGACGAGATCGTGATCAAGGCCGACGGCGACCCCGCTGACTGCACCGTCGTGATCTACATTTTCGACGGCGCGTCGTACTTCGTGTACGACGAGTTCGATCTCGATAATCCGGCTGCCGGCTCGGCGACGGTCGCTTCCTACCGCGTGTCGAAGACGTATCCGAATCTCGTGCTGAAGAGCGGCGAATCGTTGCGTGCGTCGATCACAGCTGCGCCAACGGCCGGCGCCGTCAAAGTTCACGGGTTCGGAGCGGATCTGTGAACCGCGGGGTGATCGGCCTCCCCGGAGGCGGCGTGCGCTGCCGCGTGGTCGACTCAATCCCGGCACCCTACGGCGACGGCGACATGATCCTCGTCCGCACCGGCGGCCTCTCGATCGCCCAAGGCACATTCGCGAACATCGCAGGCAAGCTCCCGGTGTACGACCACATCGCGCTCATTTATGACGCCGCATACGGCCGCTGGGTTTCGTTGACGCCGGAGCTCGTGATCGCGCAGGACGATAACGACTGGGCGCTCGGAGGCAGCAACGCTGCCTACTCCGAGATCGCCGTGACCGGCAAGATCAACCCGCGACACGCGATGCTCCCCTTCGCGGGGCGGCTCTGGAAGGCGGGTGTAAGGCCGCAGGTCAAAATCGGCGCCTGGGGCTCAGCGTCGGGCGCCGGCGGCTACACCTACGACTTCCGCGCAGCGCTCATATACGTCGCCTCCGGAGTGGGGAACCCGGCCGCGCCGAGCGCATTCTCGCCCGACGGGACGCTCTCGATCGCGTCGATCACGCCGACCGGCTGGATGGTGTCCGATTGGGCCGACTTCACCGGGCCGATGCCGACCGATGATCTGCCGCACATGACGATGCGCGCCGAATGGAAAACACCCGTCACGTTTTCGACGGCCGGTGTGATTCGCGCACTCCAGTATTGGATCCGCTGGGTTAGCGCACCGTGACGCCATCGTTCGTCGCCGCCGGCACCTTTGGTGACGGCTCGGCGCGCACGGCCTACCACGTCACGAAGCCACCATGCTCGGCAGGAGATCTGATTTTTGCCGCGATCGCGACGCGCGAGCAGGTTCGCGGATGGTCCGCATTGATCAAGGACGATGCCGACGTCGCATCATTCACGCCGTTGCTTACCGACGTCGACGCGTTCATGGATCAGTACGTCATTGATCCCGGTGGCTCGAGCGCCCGTTACTTTCTGTGGGTCGGTTGGAAGATCGCCACCGCCGATGACGCCTCACCGGGCGCATACACGGTGAATATCGACTCGAGCCCTGCACTCGGCGCCCAGGCGTTGACTGCGGCTTTCGTCGTGTACTCGGGCGCGACGGGCGTCGATGTGTACGACAAGCAGCTCGACCCAAATGGGCTCAACAATCCCCATGTGTTGACGCCGTCGATCACGCCGACCGGCGGGATTGCGACGCCAACGCGGTCGTTCGTTGTCGACGCCGGCGGCGGCATCGGAGCGAATGCCGGCATCGCGATCTCTCTCGACCCAACCGAACTTATCCTGCTGCTCGCCTACGCGGGCAACGTGATCAACACTCTCGGCGCGCTCGACTCGGCAGTTCTCGAGCGCGCGAAGGCTAAGACCGGCGGCGTCGTCGAGGACGCGCTCACATGGGGAGAGCAGCGGCAACGCCTAGCCGCACACATGACCGGCTGG